ATATCTGGAGTATCTGATTGAGAAGAACCATGTGCCAGTTCCAAAGGTGGCACAGTTCTTCCCTAACCGCCTGATGCAGGCAGTATAATTACAAGGTAATCAAGGGAACCACAATGGTCACCGACACTACACAGGATGCTCAGATCCGCCGTTCTATCATCAAATCTGTGAGCGGTATGGATCTTCGCCTTCTGCAACGAATTGCCTATGAGGTTCGTTGTGAAGAACTGGGCATTCGCCCTGATGGTTGGAAACTCTACCCTGAGAACTGATTCATGAAACTTTCTACCACTTCTGTCACTAAGATTGCTGATGCTCTCAAACCAGCAGTCATTGATTACATCTATGAAGATGAAGGGTTTGTCGAATATATGCAAACTGCCGTAATAGAGGGTATTCGCAATGCGATGGGAGATATGGATGAGGATTTACTTTTTGAACTAGGTATGCTAATCTTTGATCGGATCGAACTGAAATGATGAGCGAGCAACGAAACAAAGTAATTCAATATGCCCTTGTTGCTGGCACTGTTCTTAATCTAGGAATGTGCCTGAACTTATATCTTCAATTGGGTAGAATGCAATATCAAGTTGCACAAATGGACAGTGATATTTCAAGTGCCGTTGAAGCACTGAGTCGTTATATTTGGGAAATTAAAAACAATAAAGTAAGTAATTCTGAAACTTATCCAGGAGGACTTCAATGATTGGATTGATCGCTGGTTTGACTTGTGGCATCGCTACATACTACGGTGTTGGTGATGGATTTCATGGACAAACAACCGCCAATGGTGAACGGTTTGATGCTTATCGTTGGACTGCAGCTCATCCTTATCTTCCTATGGGTACGAGGATCAGGGTAACCAATCAAGATAATCTCAAACAAGTGATTGTGAGAGTGAATGATCGTGGTCCATATTCTCATGCGGACTTAGATCTATCCTATGCTGCATTTGCACATATTCAATCTCCCCGTAAGGGTAATGCCACTATTTGCTATCGTGTAATCGGATGAAAAAACTTCTTCTTGCCGCCGCACTTCTATTCTCTGCACCAGTTTATGCTCAACAATCATCAACGAATTATCAACCATTTCGTTATGAAACTTCTTGTGCTCTGATGTATGAGGGTGAACCAATGACTGACCTATGTGTGGTGATTGAAACCCGTGAAAAAGGTGGAGCACTTCGCACTCGTAATATCTTTTCTAATCGATTCAGTCTGACGATCAAAGGTCGTTTTGATAAGGAGAAAGGTTATATGACTTGGGACAGTCACAATAAGTATGAATATAAATGGGACTATAAGATCGGTCAGGTTGGAGAACTTGGTGTCTGGTCTGAGGTTATGCCTAGTTTTTATTTGCAAAACGTAAGTTGGGATTGAATAATGAAAATTACAGAAGCAACAGTTAATTTAAATGTACATGAGATGGGTGTGATTCTCTCTGCACTGCAAAATCTTGAAAATGCGGATGAACATCGTATTGCCAGAGAGTATGGCAGTGTGCCAGCACTTTATGATAAACTCTATTCCTACTGGGAGCAGATGGACAGATCGCAAACTGGACTACGGTACGACGTGGTGCCCTCCTTCTGACCTATAATACAAAGGTAATCGGGACACACCCAGTGCAAACTCCTCAACTGACCAGCAAGGATGGCAATATGGTGGTTGACTTCTATCCTGTGAAGACTCCCTATGGTGATATTTCTGAAACTTGGGTACTTCGTGCAGTCACCTTTGCTCCTCACGGTCAAGTGTCAAAGAAGTTTCTTAACAAAGTAGAAATGCTGCTTGATATTCGTGAGCGTGTGGCATATGGTTACACTCATACTGGTGATAACTCTAATCTGCCTCAACTTGGCAATCCGATGGCAGGTGCCTGCTGATGAAAACTTCTTATTGGTTTCTTGCAATCATTGGTATTCTAATGTGGAACGGAATGATCATCAAACGTGATCAAGAACTGTTCAAGGCATATGATAAGGTCTGTGCCGAACTTTCACAATCTCATCCTCATTGCCATCTTTCCAAATGAACGACGAAGACATCGCACAATTTATGAACGCTTTTGATGATTTTATGAAGCATTCTGAGGTTGAACAGTACAATCACGATGCCTGGTTGATTGCCAAACAATACACTGATCATTTTTATGAGCAAAAGGCGGCAGAACTGGAAGTGACGGTCGATTATTACATTCAGGAGTTTGTATGAACGATCAAACCAAATTAATCTTTGCTTTGATGCAAATTGATAACATTTCAAATCTCATTACAGAAAATGAATATGAGCATTTCTTTGTTTCACATTTAGTTCCAATTCAAGTTGAACTTCAAAGGCAATTGACAAATCTGATTCATTCATCTAAAATTAAGGAGTAATTTACACATACCAATGAAATCTCTTTACATTGTTGACTACTGGGTTCCTTTTCCATCTTCTGAGTATGGTGGAGTCGTTTCACTGATCGCTGAGAATGATACGGAAGCATTTGAACTTCTTGCAGAAGAAGATGGTTTTGATGATAAGTATCGGAATCTGATTATGCCAAACGTCGTCAAGGCACAAAAGTTTGCTCTTGTGGATGAGTATGAATCTGGTATCATCGATGCATTTACAACCTGAGGATGATTATGGAAAAACTTTATCGCGTTGAAGAACTCTGCACAACTGGTTGGGAACTTGTGGATGAGAAATATGTGAATATGACCAAAGAAGTGACTCAACAAGTTCTGAATCAATTGATTGCGGATGGTTATAATCCAAATTCACTTCGTGCCGTACCAAATCCCCAACAATGATTGAGTTTCCCCACAAACCACCAGCAGGTTATTCCTATGAGCAAGTTCCATTCAAATCTAATGTTGTTGCAATTTGGATTCATAATCATTACAGGTTTGTTTACAATGGTGGTGGGGTTACTCGCAGTATCTGGGGATTCTACAATACAAAAACCAAGTGCTTCCACGCTCCTGTCAACTCCAAGACAATCGGTGATCAGGTAGACATTGAACGAACGACACCGTACTCTGCTATGATACCTAAACTCTCACCTCTTGAACTTGCTTATGTCTAACAAATACAGTCCACGCCTGAATGATTATGTTCAATGGACCAAAGGTGTCGAAGGATGGGTGTATTTTGTTGATAAAGAATATATCACCATCGAAACCAACGTCCGCCCAAAAGATCAATTGAACGTTCAGGCCTGTTCGATTCATAAGAATGAGAGGTTACTGGTATTGTGTTATTGTAATCAATGGAATGAGTTAACTTATGTTGGACATCGTATTGATTCAAGTTCAACTACAATTATATGAAACAGAAGAAAACGATGTGGAGATTATGGGCAAAGGCATTAGGCGAAAAGGCATCAAAGAATGACAGAGAATCAGATCACGTTGCTCATATACGGACTGTTATATTTCTCACTTATCTCATTACTAACTTATTCATTATTGCAGGCGTAATTCGACATTGGAATGACAATCAAAATGAAATACCAGGTTGTATACTACAAATTGAAGAAGGACAACAAACAGGCGAAACAAGAAGCGATCTTTTATAATATTGAAGATGCATCACGTTGGGAGCAACATGTCAAAGACGAGGGATTTATAAACTCCGAAATCGTACCAATCTTTTGATCAACCATAAAACCAATAATAACTCTTCCAACTATACTTACCAGGATTCTTCAAACTTTTGAGAATGCTGTGTTTATCAGTACATTCAAAGGCACGAACAGCGGCATTAATACTTTCATAACGGGGACCAATCAAACCCGTTTTTTTATTGACACCAAATACCGATCTTTTATTCTTCTTCTCTTCTAATAATTGCCATTTGTATCCGTATGCAGTTCTACCAGTTTTGGCAGCAAGTAGAATGTTCGAATTGTTTCGCGGATTACCTGTGACCTGTTCTGCTGCGACTCTTGCATTTTCATAGTCAGTACATAAACCAGTATCTAAGTTCTTACCTCTTATCTTAATACCAAAGTGCTTACCATCTCCTCTATTCTGTTCATTCCATTGTATGAGGTGTGGTGATGATTTATATGTTCTTTTAGGTTTAGGTATTTCGCTATCGCTCAACCCTACGGGTTCCCGCTTTTCCTGCATTGAGATTACCGTTTTTTCTACATTAATAGGAGCAGGATTGTATTCAGGTTTATATTTGTCTATCCATTCATTTAACTTACTCTCTAAACATGTATCATCATATTCATCCAGTTCTTTTATCATAAAGTTATGTACACCATGCTTTCTGAATGCCTTATGTAAGGGTTCAGATGACATTCTTTTAGAACGTTCTATATGGTGTACCCATTCTTTATTCATCGCAAGTGTGGTGTTTCCGACGTATTTTTCACCTGTTTGCTTGTTGAGAATGAGATAGATGATTCCTCTTTCCATTGTATATTGTAAGGTGTTACACCATAATATATTGTATGGTATATATGATTTATTGCATGGTGTATTAGATTTTGTGATGTATAGTATACAATGAAGATTTAACCTATTATTAACAAAAATATATTTGTGTTTTTTATAGTATTCTCAATAATTATTGTTTATTGAGAATCAATTAGGTATTGTGTTGAGAATATCTCTAATACTTATAGAAACCTCTGAGGTCTTGTGTTAATATCTCTAAAACCTTCTGGGTCATATGGGCTAAGCACGTTAGCATAAGAACGCGCAGTTGTCAAGTCCCACACCCGCGAAATTTTCCCCAGACCCACACAAGACTCATAATGCCTTGACATTCTTATAAGTTCGTGATAAGCTTATGTACGACGATTACGATTTCGACTACACATACACAGGCAATGATTACGCGGATCTCGACGAGTATTATGCACGAGATACACAAGATCTCGACGAGGATTATGCACGAGATGGGCAAGATTACGAGTCACTTGCATATCGTCATTATGCATGATATAATCTAGACACATCGCATCTAGACACCTATGCTAGCACAAAAGCGCATTGTACAGGTTACACTAGACATTATGTGTTATGATGATCTAGATCTAGATCATATTAATTGGCGAGAACTATTACAACTCGAACCGAATGAAGATCTCCATTGTAGGGTGAAAGAGTTCGATCCGTTCGATTAATGTGACAGTTCTCGAATTGGCACAAGATCCCCTATTCTCAATAAGGGGTTTCTTATTGAGAATGAATATTTTATGGCAGGGGGAGTGGCGATGTATTGTCGTCAGCAGGGATACCCTTCCCCTCATTAGATTTCTTATAAGATAGCAGAGCATTAATCCCAAATCAAGGGGAATTGTGCCAGTTCTCCTAGTGGCACAAGGGGGGTTGTAATCTGCCGCCGAGTGGGTTATGTTGGTTTCGTTCCTGAGGGATTGCTCAATGGTTCTTCTCACTGCCACAAACTACGGTTGCGTTTTTACTCTTTCTCAGGAAGATGGTGATGAATTGTATTATGCTCCGATTTATGCTGATGGTAGTGTAAATCTTGGAGAATTTGCGCCAGTTGATATGGATAGCGCAGATATGGATCATATGGAACTTTTTGATATCAGAAACCAATTGCGTGAGATGGTGGAGGTGTGACGGTTTAGTAAGTGGCACAAGGGGGGTTGTGTTGCCCCCCATCCTCTGATACATTACATTCGTTCCTGAGACACCGACCATGCTGACTGGCAACGCACTGCTGATCAAGGTTAACGAAATGCAGGCACAAAACCCGCCTGCTAAGATGTCTGAAATCGTTCGTGCCTGTGGGTATGAGCAGGAAGGCAAACTGAAGTATACTCAATTCTACACTGAGTTGCTGACTGTCAAGGGTATCCTAAACAATGATACTTTGGAGAATGAGATCTCCGAAGAGAATCAGGACCTGTATGCCGAACTGTGTAATCGTTATGGTTCGGATGCAATTGATGCATTTCTGGAACTCTATGATGAGAATGATCTGGGTAATTTTGAAGATGCCTATCAGGGTTCTTATGATTCTGAGGCAGCATTTGCAGAGGAAATGACCACTGATTGTTATGGTTTGAATGTTCCTTCGTTCGTGATCATTGACTGGCAAGCAACTTGGGATCAGGGTCTCTATTATGACTATGATTTCGTGGATGGTTTCGTGTTCAGCAAGAATTGGTAATCTCGACTAGATGATATCAAGATCTCGACGAGACATACGTAACTCGTCGAGATCGCACATACGATATACACATCTCGACGACATATACACACGATATTATAATCTCGACACACATACACATAAGTATCGAGATGTGCAAGAATACGTGACACATTCTCGACACCCACCCACCACGTGAGCTCGCCTTATGTGCAAGAATATGTGCTTCACCCCACTCACCCCTTCCCACACCATCTAGATGTGCTTTTTATATTCTTAGACTAATACCCCTTCGGGGTATTGTTTCACATCTCTTTAATATATCTTATAGAGTCTAGATTCTTATCTTCAATGGGAACAAAGGTATTCTAATCAATATTTTGAGTACTGTCAAGCCCCTGTGGTCCAGTTCGTGAAGTGGCACAAGATCGGTTGCAATCCGATGATCCCCCTGATAAATTACATTCGTTCCTGAGATTTCACCATGACTGAGGTTAAAGTTCGGGTCGAAACTAACGACGGTTGCGTGACATTCTGGTACGAAAAGTCCAGAGTCAAGAATCCGTGAGTGTGACAGTCGCCTAAGTGTCCTAAGGGGGGTTGTGTTGCCCCCCACCCCGTGCCATACTACGTTTGTTCCTGAGAGACACACCATGTTTGATGAACTCTGGCAAGAGATTCAAGATGCTCCTGGTGAGATCTTTGACATTCCCGAACTTCGTGATGAAGAAAAGTTCGATGTGAATGAGTACCTGAACGCTAACTACGATTACTGAAATGACTCTCACTTCGTTGACATTTGAAGAACTGGATGCCCTCCTGGCATTGATTGAGTTTCACGATGATTGGGAGGAAGTTAGTGAAATCGTGGGGGCAGATGTTCCTGCCCTCTATGAAAAACTTTCTGAAATGCGTGATGAGGTTTGATGGACTATCTTACTGCTGACGATCTCAACAATCTGATTCGTTTGGTTGAAGAAAACAATCAGTACAATGATGATGAGGATGTAGAGTTCTGGACTGACATTCTTTCCCGTCTTCAGCAACAGTATCACCACGC